ATTCTAATTGCCCTGACTAAGTTTGTTGTTGAACCCCTTATACTTAGTCGCCCCCGGGGACCGTGCTGGTCGGAACAGCACGTTAGTTCCACTTTTTGTTTTACGTGTAAAAGACAGGATAGTGTCCTTATGATGCTTGCGGAGCGTTCCTTCAGGGGAGAACCATGAGGAATGCACGCCATCAGTAGCGTACAAAGAGTAGAACAGTGCCCAATCGTCGGGGAACCAGTCGACAGGTAAGTGAAGTAAACCTCCTTTCCACGAATCTAGTTTCTCTTCGATCAGTAACTGCATCTCAATGGTCATCCCGAATTGCCTCTCCACGAGGACACGGTCTTCCATCTTTACTGGTGTGTCAATGTAATCACGCCATTTCATGGTCTTGATTAAATTCCCGTCAAACCCATACTTCATGGCAGACTCCCAGTGATGATTTCTGACATTAAAACCACGAGTGATATATAACAGTCGCTCTGCTAACTTGTGAACGACAGGTGCACCTTTATGTAAATATAGCATTGATAAGGCTTGAGCCCTTAAAAGTGAATTAAGCACCTTGTCGCTTGCTTGAGCGTACTTTACTGGGGCCTTGGAAAATTTCACCAATTTCTTCCAAGGATCAGCACATATTGTGCCGGTGGGGGGTAGTGTGAAGTAAAGTTGGCAAAACCCGGTCTGTTCAATATCTAATCCAGTTTCTATCTTAATTTTCAAACCTAAATCTTCAAAATCTTTCTTGTCCAGTTTATGGTTTTGCAAACTAGATGCATTGTCATCACCTTCCACATATATCATTTCAGCGGCTTGGTGTGGTGGCACCCCCTTCTTTCCCAGTAGAAACAACCATGTTACCCAATTGTCAAGAGCATTGGACAGAGCAGTGTCCGACTCACCGCTCATTTTCCTGGCAATTGAATACCATGTGAAGTTTTTAAATCTCATTTTGTTTTTCCCACCAATGACATGCCTCATTCCTTCCATGAGTTTATTTTTGAATGGTAATTTTTGAAACATGAATTCATAGAATTCAAATTGCACGCACTCCATTTTCTTCCTCTTAAAGCTTGCCTCGTATGAGGTGTAATCACCAATGGTTTTGGGCATGTGATCACCCAACTCATACATAGCCTCCATTCGCTCCTTAGGGGTCATGCCTTTCACCAAACCCGGTAGTTTGTGGTAAATCTGTTTCTCACATGATTTAACATACCTGGCTATCCAGGAAAGGTGATCTTTAGCATAGCCTTTACGATGCGTCCCATTTATGGTGCGGGCATTTTTCCATGTGTCATAATCTTCCTCTTTGATGTGTGAACTATTAGTGCGGTAGAATTCCTCATAATCAAAGTCTTTGACCCTGTTATAATGGCACTCCCGCATGGTGTCCTTCCAACTCTGAGGTTTATCACACATGTCTATGAACACTTCAAATTTTATTATTTCATCCCATTCTAACGGTGTTAAGAAAATTTCAAACATCTTTCTAGCAAACTTCCTATATTCCTCGGGTTCCTTAACATCTGGCATGACAGGTGTCACACGATGCATGGCGCCCGTGGCTGAAGTTACAATGTCATCCCTATCGACCATAGGGCGAGTGATGTTAGCTACTCTATTTTTATTTATTACTGACATGGGCTTACGTTCATGGGTGTTATCAACAGTCCATGGGTCGATGGTGATCTCGCCTTCATCGTTTTTATTGCATGAGATCTTAGGTAGACGCAAATCACCAACACGGTAACCATAAACGTAAGCCCTCCCTAGTTTAACGGCTGCTCGTGACTATCTCGCTTGGTCATTTCCGACAATTTCCAAGCGGTGATGTAAGTCGCTGTATCATTAAAAATGTTTCGCCGAGCCATGTCCATGCGGTCGAAACCTATTGAACATGTTCTCTTTATATCTCTTTGCAAGCCCATGTAAAACTCCTTGGTTGGAGCTGTTATCATGGTATAGCCAGAAAATTGACTGAACAATTCTAATGACACATTGAGCTGTCGTTTTCGTTCGTATTCAACTACCTCTTCATCTATCTTAAAGAGATCATCTTGACAGATCAGTTTATCGGTAACCTTAACCTTGACAGTCTTGGGGTCCGAGTATTTGATTAAGTCTTGATGATGCATTCTCTCCGGTCGCATTTCACCCTCAGCCTCTTGATACAACACTTTACAATAAGTTTCATAAGTGGTACGAAACTTCAAGTGTCTTAAAACATAGGTGAAAGCAAACCCATATGAGAACCCAAGTGACCAAAACGTCGCAGGCAAAGTGACGAAACATTTGGCCATCAATGGGAAGAGACTTGAGATTGGTTTCATGAACGCAGGTCCAGTGGGCATAATAGAGTTTATTCTTTTCATCAATAAACTGAGCAACAAGTACACAACTGCTGATCCGAATAGAGGATAATATTTACAAAGTTTCAAAGTGAGAATTAAAGTATGATACAATATTCTGACTGGGGAGGTAACTTTATAGGTCGGGATGAAATCGGGGTGGTCGAAGTACTTGTGCTCTATCACAGAAGTAAAATTACCTGGCAGAGGAGTATAGGTCTTCACATCCTTTTCCTCCTCGTCCTTTTGGGTCTTGACAACTTCCTTGATGACCTCTTTCAATCTATCAATGGCCTCGGCATCTTTCTCTTTCGCAGCATCAGATGCTCCGGCCACGGCTGCCAAACCCTCTCGGACGGATGCTGCCAGTTTATTTTGCCCATCTCTCCGAGGCCCCAAATTTTTATTTACAGTCTTCCGCGTTTCCCTCTTTGCCTTTGGGGCATGGCATTCTCGGGCAATGTGTCCATTCTTGCCACAATTATGGCAAACAGGACCAGGATTTGGTTCTATCCCAAACACTGTCAGGTCTGGGACCCAAACACTACCCGGTGGGAAGTCAAAGTGAGTATCACATTCAAATATATAATTATTTACAATATTTACAACCACGTAACAAACGTCATCGTTTCTACGGAAGACAAAGTGTTCATTTAAGGGATCGCTACTTGCTATGCTTTCGCTATCAGAATCATCAGGTTCGGAGAGATTTCCCTGATGTTCGTCATTCACTTCCCTGAACACAAAAACGCCCGGCTCCGGGCAGGGCTCCACTAATTGTAAGGAGGTGGAGTCTCCTGTTCCAAGGATTCATACATTGGAAGCCTTCTCTCTTCGAAAGCCCCCACTTGGTATTTGGCGTGGTGGGTTCTTTACGAGAGATAAAGTGTGACCAGAATGAAGTCCATTGGCTCGTTCCAATTCGGATGCTGCACTGAAATTGATTCGTTTAAAGAACTCGGATTCGTATTCTTTCACTTCCCGAATTATAGCGAGAGCAATTCGCGCAGCCTTCGCAAGGATGGACACTGCGCGAACGAAGTGACCCAAGGCGGTGATCAAAACACCGACAAAGGCTTTCTCGTTGACGCTGAAACCATAAATATTCTGAAATTGAACATCTGTCCATCCCATAGCGGTAGCCAAAGCACGAGGAGTCGTTTTCCGATAGATCAACATCTGATTTTGTTCGACTGTACGTGTCACATCATTCTCATCAGTGTAGATTAACGCGACACCATTCAAATCGCTAGGATCATCAGCATTGTCCTCGGGCAACGCGCCGGTAGCTCGCACAAAGTACTCGTCAGCCTGCCTTCTTGGATCAGTGTTATTGTAATCAACATTCAACAGTCCTGTGTCAGTGGTGTTTGACAAACCACTCATCTGCACCTTGGCGTCAATTGTTGAATTACGAGTCCCGTGTTCAGGTCCAATCGGCCACCATATAAAATCAACGGCGGTCAAGATACCTTCCACAGGAATAAGATCCAATTTGTCCAGCTGCTGAGCACCTCTTAACGTGCCATATACATTGTAAGCTCGTTCATACTCCGACGGAACAACTCGAGTAGAGAGTGGTCGAGATCCAAGGAAATATGGGGTGCCACTCGTCATACCGATAGCTTGTCCGACATCACGGAATATCGCCACACATGTTTGGGTGTTTGGTTCAGCACCAGTGACCTGCGCAAGTGATGCACCATAGTCATCATCACCAGTCCACTGGGCTTTCGCCGTGGATTGTGATGTGATCCTTTGTGGCGTCAATATGCGAGCAGCGGTGAATATAACTTCCCATTCCAAAACAAATGAGCCTACAGCCCCTGTCCACTCAGCTCCATCCTGTTTCACGACAGGACTAACTAAGGCAGCCCAAAACACACCTTGGTTGTTAACACGCACATCTTGGCCCTGGGCATCACACATGTATTCGGGTTTTGAAGTGCCAGGGATCACTGCCTTAGCATTGTCAAAAACATGGAACATGATGCGATCCTTATGAGCCATCATCATGCGGATAACATCTTGGGTATCCCCAATGGGGGCCCAGGTTGCATCAGTGTCAGTACACATGATAATTTGGCCTGCCACGGTTGCTGGGACAGCAGGAATGTATTTGACCGTGAATCGAGTAAATTTGAAGCGCTGGAACAAATTAGCAAACTGTGTCAAACGGGTACCGGGCAATCGCCATGGGTTGACGTATTGCGGGAACAGCACAGCTCCGGCGAAATTGCGTGAATTTGGTAATTCATTGAGCTGCAGAGTGTGGATGAAATCTTCACCACTCACACTGCATCGATCATTACCCCACTTAACTGAGGATTTTTGTTTACCCAAATTCACCTTTGGCGTGATCCCGCTTCTTGGACCACTTTTTGAAGATGATTTCGCCATCATCTTCTTCATATTTGCGTTACCATTGGCCTTCTTTGTATTACCTTTATTAGTCGGCATATTTCATGAAGGAGGGCAGCATAAGCACATCCCTAATTTGAAAAACACCCCCAGGCGCAGTTCGCTCAACAACTGGTGCATCGGGAGGGACCTACTGCGGTTTACACCGATGTACACCAGCCTAAGAGCGGACATTACCCCAAGGCGATTTGCAAGCATTATCAGCAAATGACATAAATCACTCCAGTGTTAAGGTACCGCAGAAGGGTATTGTCTTTACACTCGGACAGAGAAGGCGCATGCCGGGCAAGTGCTACATCGTTGGTTACTTGGTGGTGGCCTCCCCACGCCTCTCCGGCAGCAACAAAGCTACCGGACTCCCAAGTCCAGCTTGATTACGCAATGTGTTTCACAAGTTTCGCACACTCACATTGCAAGCAGATACTCCCTTACTGTCGCTAGAGTTCAGTTCGCATCCACTTGTTCTGCAAGCAGGGCCCCTGCTTCCCACATCTATCATCTCTCGCTACAAATGCCCAACATTCAATGGTAAGTAACACCGGTGTGGTCTTTTCAGCCACTCACCTTGCGTTACGGCACCCACCGAAATGGTTCATGTCAGTTGCATATTCAACCTAACTCGCTCAAGGACGAATCCAAGCTTGCCATTTGGTTACCAATGACAAGGAAAACGTGCG